CCTGCGCAACATGAGCGCCGACAAGAGCCGCGAGATTCGGGAGTTGATCGCGCAGAAGCGAGCGTCAGGCTAAGAAGAAACCCTGGGTGCGCGCGGGTGGCGAAACTGAACCTCCTCCTCCTCCGCGGTTCTCGTCGCCTGCGCGCTGCTCAGGGAATAAGTCGTGCACAGTGAGCAACACGATTAGGCATTCAGCGTCTCTCCCAGTTCTTTGAGTAACACGACGGCTCGCTCGCATGGCGCAGCCGTTAGCTCCACCATGTCGTTCGCGTTGTCCGCTGCGATGATTTCTCGCATCGCCGCAACCAGCTTCGGGTAGGCGTTGCAGGCGTGCGCGACATACTCAGCATCCGCTCTATTTCGAGCGCTAGCGGATGTGCGGACCACGTTTCTGTTCCTCTGGTCGCTCTCGGAGTAGACTCCGATGTAATCCTTCTGGATACTCAGCGTCCAAGGCAGCGGGGTGTCTGGTTTCATGGAAACCTCGTTGTGTTTGAGGCTTTATTCGTCACGCGAAAATGTCCTTCGCGGCTTTGCCCTTGCGCCGCGTCTCGTAGGCGTTGCGCTGGTGGTGGTCATGGTCGTAGCGCAGATGGCAGCGCTGGCACATCGCCTTCAGGTTCTCGTCGCGGCAATCCTCCGGCGTGTGGTTCAGGTGGGCGACGGTCAGGACGATCTTGCCCTTAGCCCCCACCTCGCAGGCTCGCCGTGGCGCTCTACGCAGCGTCGTGGTCCAGGAGTGGTCCTGTGCAGCCCGCATTCGCCGTGGCACTCGCAGCGGCCTCCTGAGCGCTCCCTGATGGCCGTGCTGATCCGCTTCCAGTCCTTCGGGTAGCGCCCCTTATTCTCAGGCTTTATCGGCATATCGTTTCGATGGAACGATTCATGCGGCCATCTTCAGCGGCACCACCCACGCAGCCATCGGCTTCGGACGGCGCGGACGGTAGTTCAGCCTGATATGGTCGGCGCGGCGGATCAGCATCAGGTTCTCGGGAGCGCAGTTCAGCTTGTTCCCGTCCTTCAGCCGCACGATGGCGCCCGGTCGGGATCTCGCCGAAGTGCCGCTCCCACACAACGCGCGCCTTGGGCCTCCACACGCGCGGCTCGGCGACCTTGACCATCACCCCATCCCGCTCCACACGCTCGGTGCCTACCGGCCTCTGACGGGCTCCGCGATGCCATTTCTTGAACCTCGTGACCTGACTCCCCGGCGGGCTCCACGGCTTGCCCTTGTTCCAGGTGGCATGGCCCTGCTGATAGCGGCAATGCGCTGCGATGTGAGCTGGAGACTTCCGCAGGCCGAGCTTGAACGCCAGCAGAGCGATGGCCTTGGGCACGCGGTCGAAGCGCGCCCCTAGTTCCTTGTTCGTCGTCGTCGAGTAGAGGGCTCGCAGCGCTCGCACTTCAAGCGTGGTCCAGTAGCGGCGCTTCATCGTGTGTCCGATGGTGTTCATTCTTGCGGCGTCTCCCAGCGAGGGGCATCTGGCATCGGCCTCCAAGCCTTGACCCACTGAGGTGCGCCAGCGCCCCAAGGCATGATCCATTTACCCTTGATCCAGTGCGCGAAGTCCATCGTGTGCGGGCTGCGCGACGAGTCGCCGAGGACGTGCCAGATGATGACTTCCTGCTCGTCCTCCGGCATGCGGTCAGCCACGTCGATCCATGGCTGCGTGATCCGCAACTTAGAATCTCCTCCGTTAGCGGGAGGATATGGCATCTTTTTGCTCCTGCATCTTCGCCACACATTCGCAAATGGCGCGATTGAGATCTGCGGCGAAGCGCACCGTCACGCTCTTTAGCCCCGACACGCGCGACGTATTGATCCAAGACACTCCCCAATCGCCGTCCGGCTCAATGACAAGGCCGAACTTCTTCACCAGCGCCATCGCTGACGAATCGTCTTTGAGTGGCGCGTATTGGTAGTGCGGCGCTCCGGGGAATTGCTCAACAGGGATGGCCTTCACGATGTCGAAGTCCTTGCGCGTTCCTGCTGGACGCCACCCCATCGCCACCGCGCACAGCTTAGTCATTTCAAGGTCTGTCATCGCCGTACCCACATTGAGTACCTGCGCTGACGAGACTTGGGGGTGCTGTTCCAGCCTGCCGCCCAACTAACGCCGAGCAGCCAGCAACCGTAGCGGCGACTTTCTACGCGAGACATGCGCGGCATATTCTTACCTTCGATTCGTCTCATATCGCCTTCAGGGTGGGGCGGATGGTCACAGGATTACGCCTCTGCGGTCGAGAGACTTCCACGCAGCCGCCTCTGTCTTGCAGCCTCTATTGAGCGCGACCGGGTTGTACTGATCGGTATAGTCCATGATTCGCCAGCCCCACATCGAGGACAGTTCGGCTCCTAGAACGCGGTTCGGCATTCTGTTCTTGACTCGCGCAGCAACAACGTCCGCCGTGTCCAGAGTAGAACAGCCCATCAGAACGGGACGAAGTCGCCGTACTCGTGCCATTGCACTCTGGCGTAGCGCGCTGTGGCTCTGACTTCTAGAACGTGAAACGTGCTGTTCGGATTCTTGATTGCCAGCCGCTCGGCTTCTGCCCTGGCGCTTTCTGGGGTGACGTGCTTGAATGTCGGCGCTTGGCCTAGTTCGTTCCAGACCAGCCAGAAGTGCTCCATTACGATTGCTCCTTAGTAGAAGGGCTGTCCTGTGCGGCGAACGGCGGATCGTAGGCGCGCAGTGCTGCCACGACCAACTCGACTTCAGGCGGGCTCAATGTGGGTCGCTCCTGTTTCTCAAGCACGTCTGCCAACAGCTTCGGGGCTATGCTCATCCTTCGCTCCGCTGAGGTAATTGTTCGCGCTGTAGCTGCATCTCCACCACGCATTCCACAATGGCTCTGTTCAAGGTCGTGGCATGGCGCACAGCGACGGTTCGAAGTCCTTTCTTGCGTGACCTGTTGATCCACGTCGCGGCCCAATCACCGTCAGGCTCAATTACGAGCTTGAACTGCGTGAGCAACGCCATCGCCTGCGCGTTGTCGTGTAGAGGATTCCAGATCACTGAATTGGCTGGATCATTGATGCAAACCACGTTTGATAAAACCTCGTAGGTCAGCCCCAGCGACTCCGCGCACAGCGTCGTCATTTCAAGGTCGGTCATCGTCTAATATCGCTGTTCATACAGCGCCGTCCTTCGGCACACGTGGGGAAACTGTTCGTCCCATCGCGCAGACCCATCCCTCGCCTAGCCCTTCGGGACCACGGCAGGCGCCGGTGCACGTACATGGCTGCTGGCGCTTCTTCAGCGCATCTGGATCGCGCTCCTTAGCTTCCGGGGCGGTATGGCTTGGAGCGGTGGCGCGTATCGCGGCGTCCACGCGCTGGCGAGCCTTCGCCATCTCGGCCACGCTGATGCCCTCCCTCTCGCTCTTGTTCCACGCCTGAAGCAGGCCGAGCGCGGCTGCCCGCAGTTCCATGACCGGCAATGCTATTGCGGATAGCGGCGTGCGTCGCAGGTCCGACTCGATGTCGTCGATCACGGCCAGCGCGTAAGCCTGCTCTGCGGCCCCCGCACCGGGAGACAATTCAACGTGCCTGCGGTGCTTGAAAATGATGTCGTACACCGCGCGGTGCTCTAGCGCCGCAGTAGAGGAGGGGGCAGAACCCGGCGGCTGAACGCATCCCTTCTCGCGGCAGAAGTCCGGCTGCAAGCAGCCTTCGCACAGCTTATCGTCGGGGAGCATGGCCGGTCTCCTTCATCGCGTGATCGACAGCCTTGTCGAGCGTGTCGAATCTCTCGTCATCGAGAAGTAAATGGACCAGCGCGAAGCGGTCGAAGCTTCGCAGAAAATCGTATCGCGCGGCATCTACGGCATACGCTGTCTCCGATGGTGTATCGCTCAGCGCCTTCCTGATCTCCCGCCAATCCGAGCCGCGCATCACGAAGTCGGCCTCCGGGTCTGCGCGGTCGAACCGATCAACGATGCTGTCGTATTCGGCGATCACGTCGGCAAGCTCGCCGAGCGGTGACGGGGCAGGCGGCGTCAGGGCCTTGGCGATTGCCCTCCAGGTGTCGGCATGGAGGGTGAGCGCCGACGTGGTGTGCTGGCGGTTCTCGATCGTCCGCAGGATGAAGCCCGCGAGCCCTTCTTCCTCGTCCATGTGGCTCTCGTGTGGGGTAAGCGATTCGGGTTTCATCGTGGCGTCAGGTCGGTTCGGTCGAGGAACCAATCCTCGACGGCTTGCTGAATGCCGCGCGCCAAGTCCTCACGATCTTCCTTCCTCACGTTCGTATAGTCGGAAAGGAAATGATCGGCCAGCTCGCCGCACTTCACGTCATAGCTAAGTTCCATGCTTTTCTCCTTCGTCGAGTGTGGCATTGGATCGCTTGAGTTCTTCTGCCGCCTCATTGCACAGCCGCGCCAGATGCAGGATGCCCATGGCTATCACGGTGGCTTGAGGGTCGTCGAACTCACCGGCCAGGAACTGGGTTGCCGCTTTGGCCTCGGCCTCTAGCCGAGCCACGAGATCGTCCCTATAGCTGTGGATGGCCATTTACGCGGCCTTCTTCATGACTTCGATTTCGTCGGGATCGAAGCGAATATCCCAATCGACATTCTCGCCGCGCATGACGCATTGCACGCGATACGCCATCGTCCCGGCGTCCATGATCCCGCGCGTCGTGTCGTATGCGACGCTGCGCCCAGGAGATGACGAGTTGAGCTTGTGGACATGGAACTCGCCGCCGTTGTCGGTGACTGAGTAGTAGCAGGCAGCGTGCGGCCAGTAATCAGCGACTACCGGAGAGCCGCGAAGGGAGCCGACATGCTCGATACGATAGCCGCCCTTCAGGCACGCCAAGGTATCCGCCAGGAGCGCCGCTCGATCAGTCGTTTCCGTGCAATTGTTCGCTGTCATGGTGTCATCGCTTTCTTCGCCGTCGCGACTTCCTCTTCGCGGTAGTTGATGGCCTTCCATATCTCGCGGGCTAGGAACCCGATCCACCAGAATCGGAAGTGCAGCTTGACCACAACCGTCTTGCCTCCATCGGTCTTGCAATGAAAGTCGAGGCGGAATCCGTCTTCGTCAGGCTTCCATTCGCCGTGGTACGGACGCAGGTTCATCGTTTTGTGGTCGCTCATGCTCTCCCCTCAGTCACGGAGGAGCCCATTCAGCCGGCGCCAGGCGCCCAGCGTCACGCGGACGTGAATCGGCTGCTCGTTGTCCAGGTCGCTGTGGCCTGGGTCGTAGGTGAAGGCGTCGCGGATTCTCTTGGCGACGGACAGGAGTAGGGCGTGGTCGCGGGTGGTCATGGATTAGCCTCGTAGAACGCCTTGGCGAAGCCGGCCGGCGTTTGAGCTCGTGCCTCGAAAGACTGAGCGATTGCCTTGTCGCCGCGCTTGTTGCCGGCAAGTCTGTTCTGCGGGATCACCGTTCCAGAACTCATGGGCGGGGTAAATCTGCCCCACAACCACGTTCTCTTCGTCCAGGCGTCGCCGTACTCCCAAGGGTCGAACTTCATCACCGGATCGCCCAGCCACCGGCTCAGATAGCCCTGTGGGTTCTCAAGCGCCCACCATTCAGGTTTGCACATCACGGCAAGGCGGATGCAGGCGTCTACGATAGACAGCGCTTCCTTGAACTGCTCCTGCGTCGGCTCCCCGCGACACATCCGCATGCGGCAGAAGTAAGTGCATGGCGGCGCAGCAAGGATGCCGTGGACCCGCATCCGCGGGAGCTCCATAAGGCGCACGTCCTGCGGTAGGTCGATCACCCGCACGTCGTAGCCCGCCGCCTTGTATGGCGCTGACCACGATCCGGTGCCGCCGCACAGGTCGAGCACTGTTTTCACTCTCCCGAGCCGAAGGGGCGATATGCGTTCATCCGCCCAGCGCCACCGCGCGAAGCTTGGCGACGACTTCTTCCTTGGTGCGGCCGGGCTGGTCGTTCCACTCGTGCGGGGCTGCAAAGCCCTCGGGCTTGATAGCATCACAGACGCGGTAGAAGGCGATGTACGACGTGCCTCCGAAAAACTCCGTCGGCTTCTTGCCATCGGCGCACAACATAGCGCCCTCCATGCAAACGGCCCCGTTGTGAGTAGATGCCTCCTGGCACCATCCCCGGCGCTCAATCTCCTCAGCCGCCTTCAGCAGCAGCAGGCTGACGGTGTCCAATTGAGGGCTCTCGTTCTCCCTGAACTGTTCCAAATGCTTGACTACGCTCTCGTCCATCGTGATCTCCTATGCGAAAAGTCGTTCTTGGCGCTGCGCGTTGTAGATGCGTTCGCAGGCCTGCTCGAAATAGCGCGGTTCGATCTCTACCCCGACGAAATTGCGCCCTGTGTCCATGCAAGCCACCCCCGTCGTTCCGCTTCCCATGAAGGGGTCTAGAACCATTTCGCCGGCGACGGACGCCTTATCGACCATCCAGCGCATGAACAGCAGTGGCTTCGGACAGGGATGGCCGTCGGCCTTGATGGCACCTACCGGATCGGACTTGCCCCAAGTCGAGGATGCGGTGGCGCTGACGCCCGCTCTCGGGTCAACTCCGTAGTAGAAAATCAGGTGGGCAAGGATGAAGCCCCATTTCCCGCGCCCTGTGCCCGCCGGGTTGTACCAGACGCCTACGTCGGCAGGCCGCGGGTAGAGGAAAGCGTTGCGATTGCCGGGCGTCACCACGGCTCTCCTAGCGCGTTCTAGGGCCATGCTGAACGACGGCACCACGACGGTTTCGAGGTACTCGACGGTATCGCTGAACATGGTGTAGGGCTGCTGTTCCTTGGCGCGGGCCTGTCCGTTGTCTACTTCCCCGAGCATGACGCCATATGGCGGATCAGTAACCACCGCATCGACCGGGCCCAGGGACGGCAGAATTTCTCGGCAATCCCCGAGGTACAGAGTGGCTTGGCCGATGGTTTCTTTACGTCCCATATCCCCTACCTAGGTGGGTAGCCGCTGAGAAGCAGGCCCAAGGTGCAGATCCTCCGGCTTCAACGCCGTGTACACGTTGAGCAGCATCGACGGGTTCTTGTGCAGCGACAGCTTCGCCACCTCCGGCATGTTGAAGCCGCGCTCGAACATGCGGCTGATCGCCTCTCGGCGGTTGTCATGCAGGCGCAGCCCCGCGATGCCGAGCTTCTTCTTCGCGTCCGTGTAGCACGCGCTGCAGGAGTGCGAGTTGTACGCGAATAGGCGCGCGTCAGGATGGTCCGCGATGACCTTGAAGCGCTCCTGCACGATGTCCCACGCTTCGCCAAGCAGCGGGAATTCGCCGTGCTCGCCCTTGCCCTTGGGGTTTTTCAGGTCGCGCACGATGCAAGTGCGCTTCTCGAGGTTCACGTCGCCGCGCCTGAGCCTGCACGTCTCGCTGATGCGCCGCGCGGTGAGGTAGGAGAACCGCGTGATTACATCCATCGGGATCTTGGTGCGCGGATCTTCGTTGCGGCTGCGAAAGAACGCTTCTATGCGCTCCAGTTCCTCGAGCGTCGGTCGGCGGTTGCGCGGGCGCGACTTGGCGATGAGCTGCTCGTTCGCGAGCTGCGTCTTCGCCTTTTCCCACGCCTTGAGGCTCACGCCCTCAGTCTCCCAGATGTTCTCGGCGTGCTTGAGCACGATGACGAGGAAAGTCATGTCTTGGCGTATCGTGGCTGGCTGAATCCCCGCAGCTCGGCGCGCGGTGCAGTGGTCGATGAAGTCGATAGCCTTCAGCTTCGCGGCCTGCACCTTGCCTATGGCCGAGCGCGCGAGCAGCTTGAGCGTGTACGCCTGGCTCTTGCCCATCTGGCGGCGCCCCTTCTGGGCCTTCTCTGAGATGTAGCGCTGGATCAGGTCGGCGACGGTCATATCGCCACCGCGCTTTTCTTCTGCTTGCGAATCCAGGTAATGCCCTTAATCGCATCGTCTGATGCAAGCTCGCGCAGATCGCCTATCTCGGCCTTGGCGAGGAAATCTGCTAGTTCCACGCCAGATTCTGACAGCGCCGTGTGGATCGCCTCGATCTGCTCGGCGACCACTTTTGGGCGCTCCTCGGCCTGTGAAGGCTCTGCCGGCGTGAACTGCGGCATGTCCTCGATGTCCTGCGTGAAGATGTCGCTTGCTGCAGTGGCGTTCAGCACTGCGGCCACGAGCGAGCGCTTGTTCGCCATCTTAAGCACCGTGTTGTACTGGTCGGCGAGATCCTCATTCGGAACGCGCCCGCGCGGCTGGCCCTCGATGGCCTTGTCGCCGTCCTTGTACTTCGCGCCGCAGCCATCCTTCTTCTTGAAGCACACCCAACCGCCGCCGTACTCCTCTTTGCCCTTGATGACGGCTTCCTTGCCGCATGCTGGGCACTTGATCGCCTGCTGTCGGTAGGCGTATTTGGCTTCTCTCGTCGAGCACGATCCCATACCAGAGCCGAAGCGCTGGCCAGTCGGGATGTGGAAGAGAGTGCATTTACTGACGATGTGCAGGTGCGAGCCTTCATGGCGCTCAGTAATCTCATACTGAGGGTCGAGGCGGAACGTGAGGCAGAGTTTCTCCGCGCCAGCCTTCAAGAGCGACGGCTTAGTGCCGGTGCCAGGGATCACGCCGTAGTGCTCATCCTTCTTCATCACTTCGCGCATGACGTGTTGGATGAGGTTCACTTGCGCGCGGATGTCCTGCACCGTCAGGGCGCCGAGGCGCTCTTCGTAGGGAATAACGTCTTGGCTCATTCTGCGATATCTCCTGGTTTGCGTTTGTAGTAGCCCTGATACTCGAGGTAGGGCGAGCGCCCATCCGGCGAGAGTTCGTCGCGATGCGGCGCATTGCCGCGCGAGCGCTCGTGCGGCTGGTCGGCCCAGTGCGCGTCTGCGAAGCGAGCACCGGCGTTCCACGCGATCATGAAGCACTCCTCGCAGAAGTCATCGCCGATGTCTAGCGCGCTCACGGGACGGTCAGGGTGGCGGCGGCAGTTCAATCACCGGCTTTCATGATGAGGTCCGACAACTCATCGATGAGGCGCTGCTGCAAGTGCGCGCGATTTGCGGTTGCCCACTTCGCTACCTCGAGCGCGAACTCCCTGCGCCCGTTCCTGCGCGCCTCGATCTCCAGTTCCTTGTGCAACTCATCGAGGGTCGCGAGCCTCGCTTGCGTTGCGTTCATTTCGCCCCCAGCGGGCCGGAAAGGATGTGTTCCGGTACGACGCGGGCAGCGCCAGAGCACGAAGGGAGGGAAGGGGGGCGCATCCAGCGTCCACCCGCGTCGTATTGGTTGATGCAGATTTCGGCGGGGCGCACGGCCTTGCGCTCGCTCGCCTCCTCCACGAGTTTCTCGATCACCGCCGCGTCCTCGGGGTCGCGAAGGATGAGGGCGGCGCCCAGCGCCAGACCTACCGCAGCGAACAGCAGAAAGAAGGCGTTGCGCAGCCCGGTCAGGACATCTTCGTGCGAGTCTTCGTCCATGTGCTCCCTCCTGATGACGGGAGCAGATTAGCGCCGCTGTTACCGAAAGTCAATAGCGGCGCTGTTGCGGACTTAGAACGGCCTTTCGTCGCGGGGGCGAAGGCCGTCCGCTATTGCGGCGAGCATGGGCTCGAAATCGTCGCTATTGGAGAAGGCCGCGCGCACTGCCAAGCCCATCTTCGTGATCGCCTGGGCGCGCAGGAGCCGGGCGTGGTTCGTTCGCTGCAGCGCGTAATGCCGAACTAGATAGCCAGCGTTTCGGATCTCCGCGAGGCGCATGTCCAGGTCCGGGGCCATATGGCATTGAAACCGTGCGCCGGCAACTTCTGGTTATCGCTGTGTACCAATCGGCACAGAAGTGTGCGTTTACGCGTAGGGGAATCTCGATTTCAGGCGAACCTTCGGCCAAGACTGCGCAAGAATGCCTTGAGACGCAATGTGTATTGTGAAAGCGTTATGTCAAATCGAGTATGAGCATGCGCTGGCGTCGGCGGGATAGTGAAGATCGCCGCCACCGCAATGGCCATCTTCGCTATAGCGCGCTTGAGCGCTCTTGATCCAAGCATCGGAACGATGTCGGCCTCTAGCGCTTGCGCGATCGTCGGGCTGATGTCGCGGATGTTGCAATCCAGCCCTTTGGCGAACTTGGCAACAGCCTCGATGTTGAGCGGCCTGGCCCCGTTCAGGTACTGCGACACCATGCTCTGATTGCCGATATTGAAGCGGGCGCCGAACTCCGACTGGGACATGCCCTTCGGGGAGCGCTCCTCATAGAGCTTCTTGAGCCGCTCCGCATCACCGATCCTGTCCATGTGGGGAAACCTCCATTAAGTATGGAGTGACTTGTACCAGCCCGGCTAATCAAGGTCAAGGGCGTACCTGTCGTTTATTCCTCTATTTCGCGTGAATTATCAGGGAATCAGCGCCGCTGTTGACGATACCTGTTGCTGATGGTACGTTCGGGCCATGAAGATTCTAGACGATTACCTCAAAAAGAACGGCATCACCCAAAGGCAGTTTGCGGAGCGTCTTGAGTGCTCGCAAAGCCTTGTCTCCATGTGGATCAACGGTGATGTGGAGATGTCCGGTGAGTGGGCGGTCGAGATCGAGCGGGTAACGAAGCGCCAGGTGTTGCGCCAAGATCTTCTGCCGCACCTCTATCGCGGGATGACCGCAGCGTGAGTCGGGGGCAACAATGGCACGTCCATTTCGATTTCGCCCCAGTCGGCGAGAGATCATCTCAGCCAACAACGCGGCTAACGCATTCTATGCGGGCGCGTCGGAGAATCCGAAGGCGCAAGAGAACTTAGCGAAACTGCTGGTCCCCGAGCCGCCAAAGCGCCATCGCGTGAAGCGCCCAGTCGATGGCAAGCCCGCAGTGCCGCTAGAGTCCGACGTGGTGCGCGCGATAGGCGAGCTGCTCGCTGTGCATCCAAAAGTGCTATTCGCGGTGCGCCAGAATTCAGGCGCGGCCAGTTACGAGGCGGCGAGCGGCAAGTGGGCCCCCGTGTGGTTTTACCACGTGCTCACCAGCCAGCCGGTAACGATCACGGACTTTTGGGGATTGCTGCGCGACGGGCGCCCCTTCGCCATCGAAGCCAAGCGCGAGGGATGGAAGGAGCCGAGCACCGACCGCGAGCGCAGGCAATGGGCGTTTCTCATGCTCGTGCGCAATTGCGGCGGCGTCAGCGGCTTCGCGCGCAACGTAGACGAAGCACTCGCCATCATCGGCTAGATGGATCTCAAAGCCGCGTGGCAGCATAAGCCACTGGAAATACGCTCTGACATGCCCCCCAAGATGCGCGCGGCGCGGCTCATCCATAACGCGCTAAGCGCCTACGAGGATGCGCGATTCGCTGCCGAGCACGAACTGGCCGCGAGACACTTCGATGCAGTTGCGCGTGGCGATAAAGAAGAGGCGAATGCGGCGCTAGCGGATCGAATCGCTCTGGGCTTTCCCACTGAATGAATAGCGCGCTCGAAGCCCATCTGCGCTGCATGGAAAAACTGAGCGACAAGATACGCACGCACCTCTGCACGCCAGAGCAGGCGCGCGGCATTCGCTACAACCGCCCGCAGGCTGCGAACCTGAAAGAGCGCCTGCTTGAGATGCAGGCCCGCGGCGTGAATCGAAAGCAGATGGCGCGCGAGTGCCGCACCTCGTCCAAGACCATCGTCAAGCTGCTTGGCCGGGTCAGGTTCTGGTGAGCGCTGCGCAGGAAACCGGCCTCTACCGGCGCTTCGACCTTGCCGCAGCACCCGCGAAGCCATTCCTCATGTGCGGGTGCGAGGCGAGCGCGGATGCGGCGCAGAAGCTCGTCGGGCACCTGTACGTCGCGGTGACGTGGCCGCAGGCGCCGGGGGCTTGGCAATGGGTGGATCTCACGCTGCTCAAGGCCCGCAAGGGCCTCCTGATACCGGACGCGACGCCAGACAGCCGTCAGGATATGCAGGGCATGGCCGAGCGCCTCGCCGGCCTGGGACTGGAGCTACGCATCACGAGCACGGAAGACCGGCCCCCAGACTGGTGCCTGTGCGACTGGGAGGGCGGCACCGAGGAATTCATCGCCTGGGCCAAGGCGCGCACGGTGGATTACAAGCCCCCGCCAGCGGCGCCAGAGCCGCCCCCGGAGGAGCTGCCGCCGCTTGAGGCATACGCCGATGGAGCGCCGGCCAAGCCAAAGCGAAAGCGCCCACAGCTCGCCGCGGTCAACGGGAACACGGTACGGGCGCCTGAAGTGGCCGACGAGGCCCTGCCGCAGCCGCTTTCCCACGATGCGCTCGCCGAGCACTTCGTCGAGAAGCACGGCGAGGACTGGCGCTACGTCGCGCCGTGGGGCAAGTGGTACAGGTGGGATGCCGATTGCTGGCGCGAAGACGCCGAGGATCGAAACGTAGGGCTTGCCAAGCACGTTACGCGCGATGCGCTGACATGGACAGAGGCGCAGCAATTGACTCCTGCCGGCAAGCGCGACATCAATTCGATCGGCACGGCCAAGGCGCTCCTTTCTTTCGCGCGTATCTCGCTCTCGGCGCTGCCCGAGCAGTGGGATACGGACCCGTGGTTGCTGGGCGTTCCGGGCGGGGTCATTGACCTGAGAGACGGTCGCATGCTGGAAGCCGTGCGCGAGCAGTACATTTCCAAGCGCTGCGCCGTTGCGCCCCAATCAGGGCGCCCGCAAATGTGGCACGAGTACCTGACCCGCGTACACGCTGGCAACGATGAGAGCATCAGCTACCTGCAGCGCTATGCAGGCTACTGCGCGACAGGTGAGACCAAGGAGCACGCGCTTGCGTTCCTGTTCGGCACCGGGCGCAACGGCAAAGGGATTTTCCTTGAGACGATCTCGCGAATTCTCGGGGATTACGCGCGCACCGCTAGCATGGATACGTTCTTAGAGCAGAAGCACGCCGCGCACTCTACCGAGCTGGCGCGACTGCACGGTGCGCGCCTGGTAGTCACCGAAGAGGCCGCATCGGGAGGGCGCTGGAACGAGTCGCGCATAAAGCACCTGACGGGCGGTGGCAAGATAACCGCGCACTACATGCGCCAGGATGATTTCGAGTTCGTCCCGAAATTTAAGCTGCTGATTGCCGCGAATCACAAGCCGCTATTGCGAAGCGTGGACGAGGCGATCAAGTCGCGCATTCATCTAGTGCCGTTCAACGTCACCATTCCGCCGGAAGAGCGGGACAAGGATTTGTTGCAGAAACTCGAGGCCGAGTGGCCGCAGATCCTGGGCTGGATACTGGACGGCTGCGCGGAGTGGCGCGCGAGCGGGCTCCAAGTGCCTGATTCAATCCGGCGCGCAACCGAGCAATATGTCGAGTCCGAGGATGTCATGGGCGCATGGCTCGAGGAGAACTGCGTGCAGGAGGGCGAGCATGACGGGGCAATTCTCTATGAGAATTACGCAAGGTGGTGCGACGCGCAGCACGAACGCGCGCAAAGCCGCCGCGCGTGGTCCAACGTGATGCTCGAGCGCGGCTGCGGGATCAGGAAAAGCGCCGGCCGCAGGATCTTCATAGGCTTGAGCCTGAAGGCTGCGACCGGCGATTACGTTCCGCCGTACAGGGATTAGCCCTTTTTCTTGAGCTTGCCTGCGCGGATAAGCGCGCGGTAGAGCGTTGACGGGTTAATGCCGCAAGCCACCGCGAGCGCGTTAAGGTCAGCGCCGGGCTTCCACTTCTTGAGAGCGCGCTCGGTGGCTGCGGATAGACGGCCGCTCATTTGGATGCCTCGGCTTTGCGCTTGCGCGTGGCCAACTCGTAGCGCATCGCCTCTACCGTGTAGTTACAGTTGGCGAACGGGATAAGGCGCTCGAACTCAGCGCACGCGGCGTTGTAATCGGTCTGCGCCCACACCTTGCGCCCAGCCTTGCGCATAGAGCGATTGCCAGCGTCGCGGGCGGTGGCGTAGCACATCTCGCGCGTGAATGTCATGCGACCCCCAGCGTCCAGGTACGCTTAGACAACTCGCGCCCGATCAGGCTCTGCCAATCGTGGTATTGCCCGCCGCCCAAGATCGGCGACTTACCCCACGCGCGGCCATTGCGGTAATCATCAACGCTAGGCACCTCGATGCCTTCGAAGCGGTAGCGCTGCGTTACCGTACGAATGGCCGAAGCGATCGCGCGGTCGCTGTTCTCGCGCTGCGCAAAGATGTACTTGGCGTCGCCGAATGCGTCTGTCCATGCGTGATCGTCGCGGTACTCGTAAGAGTCCGTCATCCCGTCAAACGTCCCGGTGCGATAGCGCTGAATGATCGCGTCTACCTGCGCGCTTGTCGGACCATCGAGCCATTCAACGCGGATGTCATCGCCTCCGCTGAAGCGCTGACTGCGCACGCTGAACTTGACGCCAGGGAACGCGCGGGCAAGCTCTATGCGCATGTTCTTGCCAGCCGCAACGAGCGCGTTGCCTCTGTTCGCGACCAAGTGCGAATGCGCCGCCTGTAGCTGCTTGGCCGCAAAAGCCCGCGCTTGTTTCTTGGCTTCCCACTTCGCCTGCTGCGCTGCGTAATCGGTGTTCATCGTGCTTTCCTCCCGTGGTTGGTTGACCAGAGTAGATACTTGCACAATGCAATGCATAACGCAATGACTATTTGAGCGAGATGCCGCAGTAGATCCGCCGGCCGCTTGACTTGCGCGGCATCAGCCCAAGACCAATCAGCGCGTTCCCGAACGACCTTCTCATCGGCTTGTACATCCTCGGCCTCGTCTTCACTATCCAGGCCGTGAAAGAGCCGTACAGCTCCACGCCATCACATTCCCCCTCAAGAGCGCACTTCTCCAACGCCCACTCAGAGACGAGTTTCATCATCCATTCCGTATGCTGTGCCATGCTCATTATGGTAGGGCATAAGAGTGTATAGGACAACGCCGCACCGCAGCAACCCACGCTTAGAAGGGCGCAGTAGAGGGCCCAAGTGCCCTGAGTGCCCATACTCCAGTTCCTATGCTGTGCGGGTAATGCGCGCTAAGAAGACAATACGGATTAAGCGCCCTCTGTGTCTCTGCGCCCTCTCTGAGCACTGAGCACTCCGCACTTTAGGGCGCAGAGGGCGCAGTCTCCGTGTCCAAGATAGGCTGTTCAGATACACCGTCCTATAAGTGATAGGAGAGCATCTCTCTAATAGTCAGTCACTTACATGCTCTGGAGCCCTCCGAACAGCTCGATGTTGCAAGCTCACCACGCTGCCATGCGCCTTTGATGGCATTGAAATGGGCTATTTCGTGCTGCATCGCAACGAAAAAGCATGCTTTGAGCTGGCCTGGTAGTGGCCTGGTAGTGGCCGGCGGGGTGCTCGGGGAATCGCCGAAGCCGCCCCGGTCTTTGCTGGCGGTAACGCCCCCGAGTACGTGGCCTGCGATTTTCTGGCGGCGCGAAAAAATTTTTGGTTGAGAGGAGCGTTCTGAGGCTCTAGGACGAGCGCGGTTGCTGGAGGCGCCGTGTGGTGGTTTGAGCGCGCTGCGTGCGTTGTGGAGCGCCGTAGCGGGTGGTAATAGCGTTGCTGTTGCGTTTTGGGGTGGAGGGGAGCAGAGTGAGCGGCGCTGATGGATACGTGCGCCGAGTGGATATCCCCTGTCCCTGCTGGTGTGCGGTTTGCGTCGGTAGCCGCTTACGGGCGGCTTTTTTTTGGGTGGTGGGAGTGAGCGTGCCTGTGGTGCCGGATTTGGGGCCGATGGCGAGGCTGGAGGATGTGAAGAGGGACGAGGGGGCGGCGGCGGAGGTTTTCCGGCTGCTGACTGAGCCGGATGAGCCGCGCACGCTGAAGGAGATAGCGAAGGCGTGGAGGGTGCCGCGTGGGCGGTTTGTGGAGTGGTTCACGACGCAGCACAAGGATTTGTACGACGCGGCGCTGAAGGTGAGGACGGAGGAGTTGGCGAACGAGGCGCTGTCGATTGCTGACGAGCAGGCGGCGGTGGAGAAGAAGGACGGGAGCGAATACGACCCGGATGTGCCGCGGGACAAGTTGAGGGTGGACACGAGGTTGAAGCTCGCCGAGAAGTGGGACCGTGCGCGCTACGGAGCGCAGGTGAAGGTGGAGCACGCTGGGGCGGTGGCGGTGGACGCTGGGCTGCTTGGCGCGATGGGGGAGGTTTTGCGGTTAGCGACCGAGGGTAGGAAGGTTGAGCGCCTAGTGGAGTCGGTGCCAGAAGAGGACGGGTTTATCTGAACGAGTTCACGCAGGAACAGATCAATCAGCTCCATGCGCTGCCGGTGCTTGAGTGCATCAAGTGCTGGGATCGCCTGGAGAGCGTTGGGCGCAAGGAAGGAAAACTGAATCAGGTAGTCAGGGTTCTGGTGCTCGCTGATTTGTATTACCTGCTGGTCAGGGTGTGCGGGCGCGTGGACATGCTTCCATGCATAAAAAGGCCAGGATTCATAGACAACCAGTTCGCGTTCGAGCGCTGCCGGGAGTTGCAGAAAAATCCCAACGGCTACCTGGACCTCTGGGCGAGAGAGCACTGGAAAAGCTCGATTCTGACCTTCGGGCTAACACTCCAGGACATCCTGCGAAATCCCGAAGTGACGATAGGCATCTTCTCCTCGACGCGACCGCTTGCCAAAGCGTTCCTGCGCACGTTGATGCGCGAGATTGAAAGCAATCAGGCACTTCATGCCGCGTTCCCAGACATCCTCTGTGGGACGGATATTCGCGCCTATTCGAAGTACTCAGAAGATGACGGGGTCGTGGTAAAGCGCAAGAGCAACCCGAACGAGTCAACGATTGAGGCTTGGGGACTGGTAGACGGACAACCCGTGAGCCGCCATTTTCAGATCCTCGTTTACGACGACATAGTGGTCCAGGGCAGTGTCACGACGCCGGAGATGATCGACAAGACGAGAATGGCGCTGGAACTGTCGTACAACCTTGGCACAACACCAGGCATAAAGCGCGCGGCCGGAACGCGCTACCACTTCAACGACGTGTATCGAACCATGCTGGATCGCGGCACGTTCAAGGCGAGGGAATACCCAGGCAGGAAAGGCGGCACCGAGGAAGGCGAAAGCATCGTTTGGAGCGATGAAACGCATATTGAGAAAAGGGCCGCTCAAGGCCCATACGTCTACGCATCTCAGATTCTCCTCAACCCGAAGGCTGACGCGCTTCAGGGGTTCAAGCGCGAGTGGATCAAAAAATACAAGACGATCCAGCGCACCGGGCTGAACTGGTATCTGCTGGTGGACGCAGCCTCGAGCAAGAAAAAGGGCAGCGATTACACAGCGATGTGGGCGGTCGGCCTAGGGCGAGACCGCAACTACTACTGCATACCGGAGGTGCGCGACCGGCTGAACCTGAAGGAGCGCGGGGACCGTCTATTCGATCTGCACCGCAAGTACAAGCCTCGGCAAGTGCGCTACGAGAAGTTCGGCATGATGGCCGACGCGGAGTATTACCAGAGCCGCATGG